GCCGAAACAGCTACAAAACTATGACATCTTGCAGCCGCAGGGAAAAGTTATGAAAAGCTTTGGGAAATCTCAAAATTTCCTGATATCATAATACCACATCTTGATGTGCCATTTAGTGCCATGTTTACGGAATTTTGAAATTATTCAAAGCATTTCCATGTATTTTTAACACATGTCTGTACCCATATCCCATATTCACAGCTATTTCCTCCCATTTTTCGCACATGATGTATCTTCTCATCAGTACTTCTCTTTCTGTATCATCTTTCATGTTGCTGATCGCTTCGCTGATTTCTTCGTATTTTTTGCAGCACTCAAGTTTCTGCTGCCCTATTTTTTCAATCAAGTCGCTAACTTTTTCGGCATATACGGAAAGGTCGCTATTGGTGTGACTGTGTGGCATTCCGTCTATTTGGAGACTTGGGAAAAGCTTGCTTTCTCTGATCTGCTGCAACCGGTCATTAAGCATGCGCTCCATTTTTAACGCTTTTATGTAGCCTTTAAGATATTCCTTTTTTTCTTCGTTTTCCTGCCAAGTCTGCATATTTCCCGCCTCCATACATCTGCTGCCATTCACATGGCGCAAAACATTCTGTCAATCCGCTTTCTGTCCATTTTATGACTATGAAACGTGTTTTATTGAACCCAATAATCTTTGCTGTTTTGTACTTTGTAGTTGTTATTTTGGATTCTGACCTTAAAACAAGTTTCAAAGTTATTTCGTCCCCCGGAATAACGCCGTAAATCCTGCGGCACAATTCCTCTTTTTCTACGTTTTCTATTGCCATGCCTGCAACATCATCGGTATATCCTTCATGATTTTTGTACATTACCACGCCCCCTTGTCTCTGAAAAATTCCTCACGTTCTCTCAGTTTTTCTGCCTGATCGTCTTTGCATGTTCCGTCGTCATAGCAGTCCGCCTTACGCGGATCGCGCTTGCAGTAGTGGCACATATGGTTTGCCTGAACGCAGCCAGCGCATGGTCCTTCTCGTTTATTACTCATTCTCCCTCGCTCCTTTCCGGTCGGTATGGCTCTGGACTAGGTTGCCAACCAGTAATGTTGTCTATATCCCCAAATGGCGCATCAAAATCGGCATCATACTCAACCAAGTATACATAATCTCCGTCTGTGCATAATACTGTTTCTCCTTCTTCCGGCAGCCGCTCATCCACAGGAATCCAGCCGTCATTGTTAGGTGTATCTGTGTCCTTATCAGACATGTGCTTGCGGATAAAATCTCTGAGATATTCGATATCCCGGTTAAAATTAGCAATATCTTCATCCTGCACCTCTCTCGACTTATCGTTCCACAGTTCTCTCCCTGCTCTCTGGCCGCCTAAGAATGAGAACTTATCAAGTATATCAAAAGCTTTCTCTAATTCCTGCATGTCATTCCTCCCATTTCAGCCTCTGGCCGCAATTCTGGCAGTAATTTCCACCTTCAACATTTGACACTCGTCTTTTGCATTTTGGACAAGTTCCGAAACTCAAATACCCTTTATCTTTCTTGGCGCATTTGATGTTCTCTAAAAGCATGGCCGTGTCTCTTTTCCGCATCCGTATATTTTCTTTTGCAATTTCTGAATACAGTTCATCGATCTCGATGATCTGCTCCGGCTCCAATCCAGTGTCTTCATATTTTGCAAGCTGCGTCACTAAACGCTCATATCCACATCTTCTTAAACCAATTGTCGCCGGAATTGCCCTGTCTTTATCTATCCACTGTGTTAACCTCTCCATTGTCTACCTCCATTTCTGTGAAGCACTTATCACTATTGTTGTGAAGTATCTCTGTATTCGACTTCTGCCGCAAGCCGGTTATAGCATTCAAGCAGCACAGCTGTTTCCCCTGGATGTTTTCTGCTCTGTTTCACAAAAAATCCGGTTATGCAAATTTGAACTGTCCTTCTTTCTCTTGTTCAATCGTAATGCACGGTTTCCTTTCTCCCACTTTCAGATACGGGCAGTTTGCTTCCACAAGTTTCTGTGCCATGATCGGCACCACACTATTCCCGATCCGCGCCACCTGTTTGGATATTGGATATTTCCTCCATAAGTAATCCCGGTCAATTATGTAATCCTTTGGAAATCCCTGCATCATCTTCAATTCTTCTGATTTCAGCATCCGCAAGAAGATATCCTTCATAATGTACTTTTCGCCCTCAATGTCCAGCACCACATTCACCAGTCCAAATCGGTCTTTTGTAGTAATCGTGTCCAGTGGTCTGTCAACACCCTGGCAGCTCCCGCCGGATCCGTAATACTTTATTAGAAATGCAGATATTAAACCAAAATGTCCCGGTGATGTGGTTATTGTGTGCAATGGCTCATCGACTCCCTGGCCTATTCCGCTTTTATAAAACTTTGTTATAAATGCAGTGACCAATCCATACCGATTACTGGTATCTATAGTTTTAATCGGATCTGTCAGGAACTGTCCCCTGGAATCCCCTTCTTTCGTCTCACCGTGATACTGTATCAGGAATGCAGCCGTCTCTTTATTTTTCGCGATGTAAGGGGTCGGATTATCAATAATGTATTTCCGGATCCCGTTTGCAATCCGTTTCATCGTCGCATCTGCCAGTGGCTTTTGCCGGTCAAATATAGACCGCCCTAAATCTGACCAGTCTATATAATCACCGCAGGCTTTCCATCGTGGCTCTTGATCTTTAAAATGTGTCTGTTCCGGCCAGACAATTTCCCGTCCATCCCGACGGAATATCGCATACCAGCGCTTTCGAGTTGTCGGTGCTCCGTAATCTGCTGCTATCAACTCCTTGCAACAAAATACATAGCCTAATGATTTCATTGCTGTTATAAATTTCTGATAATCTTCACCTTTTCGTTCTTTTATCGGATGTCCTGCTGCATCGAGAGGTCCCCACTGCTGTATTTCTTCCACATTTTCCATGAGTATCACGTCTGGAAGAATATTTTTTGCATGCTTAAATACTGCCCATGGAAGAATCCTCAGTCCACTCTCCCGTGGTTTCCCGCCTTTCGCTTTACTGTGACTTGTACAATCCGGAGAGGCCCACATCAGTGACACCTTCCGGCCCTTTACATACTTTTGCAGATCAACCTTGAAAATATCCTCCGTCAGATGCAGTGTATTCGGATGATTGGTCTTGTGCATCAAAATTGCATCTGGATCGTGATTAACTGCAATATCTACCGAACGCCCCAGCGCCATCTCTATTCCTACGCTTGCCCCGCCGCCACCGGCGAAACAGTCTATTATTAAATCTTTCATAGTTGTTTTCCCTTTGGTTTGTCATCTGTTTCCTCTGATTCTGATACGCTAATCAAAGCAAAAATGAATATGTAATATGCTGCCAGCAACAGCTCTGTTATAATCAGCTTCATGGCTCCATATCCTCCGGCTTGTTCATGTACTGCTCCATATCCTCCGGCTTGTTCATGTACTGCTCCATATCCCCGATCTCAATCTCCTTCGCTTTTTTCCTGTACCATTCTGCCTTTTTTAAATCTTCTTCGGCGTCTCCTTTAAGGCCAGCGCGGTACTCATATTTAAAAGCATTTAATTTGCAAAACGCAATCACGTCTTTTGGACCGTAGATCTCTATCATTTCATCGATGCACTCTCTCCGGCCTTTTCGTTTGTAATGTGCCGGGTGGTCTACGTTACTCATTTCATTCCCTCCAATTTCATAACAAATTCCCAGTTTGGATTCGATTTTCGCCCATCTAACATCAATGTTATAATCGCCCAGTGTCGGCAAAAGTTTTTATAATTTTCTTGTGACTTAAATGTCCGTCCAATGGTTTGCTGATCTTCCCTCGTCATCACTAACCTCCTCAATCAAACGGCACGTCTTCGGCTTCTGTGAATCCATCAGTTTTCTTGCTTTCAGCAAATTCCTGATAATCTACAATCACATCTGTCGTGTAGACTTTCCGTCCGTTCTTGTCCGTATAACTTCCCGTTTGGATTCTTCCTTCAACAATAATCCTGCTGCCCTTTTCAAATATTTCTCGGCAAGCTCTGCTATGCGTCCAAATGCCACACAGTTGATAAAATCCGCATCAGGTTCTCCATCACGTTTATATGAACGCGTCACTGCAAGTGTGTATCTTGCAACGGCTGTGGATTTCTCCCTCTGTGAATATCTGACTTCCGGGTCTTTGGTTAAGCGCCCCATTAAAACAACTCTATTCATGATATTCCTCCAAAATTTTTATTGTCCGCGCCATTTTGTCGATATATGTGATAATTCCTCGCTCTTTCATCTTGCGCATATGATGATGAATGGTGCTTATAGATATGCCGATGTCTTCTGATAATTCCCGGAAGGTCGGCGCATATCCGTTTTGATTGATGCACCTTTTTATATTTAGGTATATTAATTTTTCTGTAGTCATAACTTTTCTCCTTAAATCTCCAAGCAGCCGGTGAAAGCTGCTTGGAACTTGTTATTCTGTGACAACTGTGTCTGCTCCCTGTACTGTTACCCAGCCATGTTTCAAACGTGCTTCTGCCTCTTTCATTTTGATAAGGTTTTCTGTGATCGATTCTGAAATAATCCTGTTCGCTTCTGCCTCTGCTTCGGCGTTCGTGATCGTAACTTCTTTATCTGCCTCGGCTTTGGCTTTGTTTGCCTCGCCTTGTGCAATGGCTGTCTGTTTGTCCAATTCTGCTTTTTCGGCATCTTGCTTTGCCTGTTCTTTTGCCTGCACTTTGGCCATCAGTGTTTCGTCCAGCTGCACGTCAATGATCAGCGCTGAAGAAATGTTGATACCATATTCTTCGTTCAGCTTTTCATTCAGGTATTCCGTGATTGCGTCGCTTACATCAGCCCGCTTGTCGCTGTAAATATCCATAACGGAAAACTGTGGTGTGACCTCTTTTATGTAAGCGACTATTGAGTTTTGCACCATATTGTCAACAATCGCGTCTCCGTCCATTCCGTTAAAACGTTTGTACAGGTCTGTTACTCTGTCAGCAATAAAATTGTAGTTTACTGTCATATTGAGTTTTACCATGCCGCCGTCTGCAGGCGCATCAACATGCCAGTCTGCATGTTCTTTCTCGTTATAGTCTCCCGGATTATTTGACAACACAAGCTGCTGCTGCGCTACCGGATAGTTTTTTACTTTTGCAAAAGGCCCTACAAAATGCCAGCCCGGTCCGAGTGTTTCTTCTTGTACACCGTTCTTCATGGTGTAAACTACGCCTACTTCACCTTGTCCCACTTTTTCAAGTGACATTGCCACATAAACTCCACCGGCGACTGCTGCCGCTCCAATTACGATTGCTGCGATGATTCCAATAGCTTTACTTCTCACTTTGTTTTTCCTCCCGAATTTTTTCGATAATTTTCTTATATACCTCGTCTTCGATGTCAAACTCTCTGTTTCTCCGCTTGATCTGAATATAGATTTTGTTCCACACCCACCATATGATGATTCCTGTCAGTGCAATAATAACCATCACTCCCAGAAAGATGATAAATCTCCCCATGATATCCTCCTTTATTTGAAACTTATGCTTCATAACTCTTTGTTTTTGTGTCTGTTCGTGTAATCTTTACATTTCCCTTTGCTGTCATTGACAGCTTGGCTTTGATTCCGCCGACATCTATAGTTGCAGATGCGATGTCATCATCTACGATCGGACCTGCTGCGCTATGTATCAGCTGCAACGCAGCATTGTTTATACACTCGTTTTCTTCATCGTTTCCGTTAAACAGTTCCTCAATTTTCGCAGGCGCCTTTCAGGCTTACAATATCCTGCGGCCGGATTTCTCTGATTTTTCTCACTTCATCAATCAGCATAGTTTTCCCTCCTAAATGTAATTTTTCCCAAATTCCACCATGAAAAGTTCGTGTCCCCACTGTTCTTCAAAAGCCTGCTGCCCGATTCTTTTCAGGATTGCGTCAACATCAGCGTTTGTATGTACAGCCTCTGGGCCATATTCGTGGTGCGCAATGCACAGCTTCACTTTCAGGCCGTATTGCTCGGACTTTGCCCTGTTCCGGCCGCCAAAGATATGATGCTCATGCAGTGTCGTATGATAATGGCAGTTTCCGTGTAATAGCATACACAGATAACACGTTCCCTCAGTTTGATGGATAATGCTTTTCATGTGTTTTTTTCTCTTTTTCTTCGCTTTCTGCTTCGGGAATTTCAGGCACATTTAAAATTACTCCTTTTTCAGTGTTTTTCTGAATAAACCTCGTTTTCTATCAGTGTCCTCAACCAGTCGTCATATGAATGTTTTCCGGGAATCAGTTCATACTTGCAATATCTTATTTTTCGCCATAATTCTATCCACAGTTCTTTGTTGGCCAGCTTCTTGGTCTCAAAATTTTCATACGCCCATTTTGACAGGTTATTTCTGATCATGTTTAAAATAAACATGTCATCGGCGTATATGTGCAGCCAACATTCACATTTCAGCCGACTCACGGCCGCGATCAGCGCCGTCAATGTGGCTTGATGGAGCGTCCCGGTCATCGTTCCGCTGCCGTACCGTGTTTCCGGTCCGGTTTTCTTTATGTATTCCAACAGATAACCATATCCACGGCTAACCGAACGTGGAGTTAAGTTATCCACAGAAATATAGATATTAACCTCTTTCATCACTTTCCCCTTTCATTTCAGCTGCACCAGAGTGTATCTTAAGAATCCATATCCACCGTATTCCGCATTATCGTATATACCGCTCTCTATTGTGTCCTTATCGATGTAATAACCTTTTTTAGCCTGCGGCTCAGACTTGAAAAAATCTCTTTTGCTGATAACCTTGATTATTGGCCTTGGCCGAATCAGATTTTTTGAGCAGTTCCACCGCTTGCCGGATAAGTCTTTATTTTTCGACGAGTATTTTATGAAGTATGCTGCCAAGTCTTTATACTGTCCTGAATCGTCCAGTGGGAATACTTGCACCCTCGCATGCGGCCAACATTTTCTCACAATATCGATGTCAACCTTGTTGATAACAAGATGATGATGTCTTGCGCCTCTGGTTCCGATTTCCGGCACATGGATATATTTAAGTACCTTGTCTTGCTTTTTGTATTCTGCCCGAAGCTTCCTCAAAAATTTTTCAATATCTTTTTGCATTTCTTCCGGCGTCCGGTATGGATCAGCTTTTTTGTGTATGTATGTCAATACGATATGCAGGTCACCACCTCCAAAGTTCGCATTCATTAGCAGACGCAGCTTTCGCTCCGCCTCTTTGTTATTGATCCTGATCTGCTGCTCTGATGACGGCTTCTGCTTCTTTAATTTTTTATATCCCCTTTTTCGATATTTTGCTGAGTAATACTTCTCAACCTCAATCGTCTTGCCCGCTTTTGTTACCCTCTGTATGTAAGGCATTTATTTCACCGCCTTGTCGGTTAGTTAATTGGTTTATCAAGTGTTAAAAGGGGCTTTTATCCCCTGATTTCCTTGATTTTATGCCTTACATTTGATATAATTAATTTGTACGATTTCAGCAGTAAGGCTTTTTGAAAAATCCTTCCCGTTATCTCCGGGAAGGATTTTTCTTTCGTTTTTTTATTAATTCGTCCAGATCTGCGCCGATGGTGCTGTGATACCAATAATCGCCTTCAGAATCTTGATAATATGTATAGACAGCTCCGTTCCAATGTTCTTTGTATATTTCAGTAAGTTCAAGGTGGTCGGCTCCATGCCCGGCTCTGTTCTCTACGGAATAGGCTATCTTTCTCAGTAGTTCCGGTTTTATCACTTTTCTTTCTCCAGCAGCTGCTGGAGAAATTCTTTTATGTCTTTTTCGCTTTTAAATTCTTTTACTTCAACTTCTTTGCTTTTCATCCCTAATTCAACAGCAACTCTCATGATCGTTTCTGCTATTTTTTCTCCAAACGTTTTTTTCATCATTTCTTTTACTTCTTTGATGATATATGCAATTTCATTCAAAATTTCTTCTGTGCTTCCGTTGATTTCTAAACTTTCAT